TGTTGTTCAACATCTGTGGTCAGTGCGCTGATTTCAAACTCAAGCACGGCAATATCATTTGCGGCCTTATTTGAGGAAACAACTAAGTTTGTTATATCAATTTTATGTTGTTCAACATCTGTGGTCAGTGCGCTGCTTTCAAACTCAAGCACGGCAATATCATTTGCGGCCTTATTTGAGGAAACAACTAAGTTTGTTATATCAATTTTATGTTGTTCAACATCTGAAAATGTACCATCTATAATCTTGTCGATTCCAGAAAAGACCATATCAAACGGCGTTGTTGACAGAAAAACTCCGTGCTCATAAATATAATCTTTGTCGATTTTATCAATGCGGGTAAGTAAGTCATTTACAAGTTGATCTTCAGAAATGTTGCCATTCAGAACTTGGAGATAATCTGCCGGATCGGTTGAAGCCGTACCCATAACACCGGCGCCAGTTGATTCTGGATAAAAGTCAGAATATATTCCACCAGTATATCGGCAACGAATCCAGAAATATCGCACATCTCCAATATCAAGCCCTGCTATGCGCCATTCGTTTGATAATGTTTCACCAATCAATACCGCGTCGGCAAAATCAGTTGTCGTGGACATCAAAATTTCGACCGCTTCAAGACTATCTGTTTTTTCATATAAAAACTGAAGTAGTATTGCGTATGGTTGTCCAATTGCGATCAGATAATTTGGAGCAATATTTTCATATAAAAGATCAAGTGAGGCATATTTTCCAATATCTGCATTTATTAATGCTGCAACGTGAACGGTAAATTCAGCATATGGTCCGCCTATCAAAAGACTGTCTTCATATGTTACAAGGTATGTATTTGTATTACTATAAAATGATCCTTTTTCCTGTGTATCGACAAAAACACTAATTTTATATTCCGTTGCATTTAATACGGCATCCCAAGTAAGTGTATATTCTTTCCCTATTTTCCCGAGGAGCGCAAGATTCGTCACAGTCCCTGGTGCAGTATAAGACTTTGTGATACTGTGAAGCGGATTTAATGCACCGTCTTCGTAAGCCGTGACTTTTATTTGAATGGTGGTAGCTGATGATATTTGAAAGTTATAGGTAGTTGAACTGTAAAATTCCTCAGCTACGGCAAATCCGGACCCTTGGTCTATTTCAATTTTGACCGCAGTGGCATAGCCCGTCCATCCCATTGCATAATTGTAGTAAAGATTATCAGGCGAAGGTCCTTTGTAAAAAAGCGAAACGGTGTCAAGGAGTTTTCTCGGAATTACAATAGGCACTGTCCCTACTGTCCCCGGTGAAACATAGGGTAGATTGCCATAAATAGTGCCGGATATTTTAATGTTGTTTGTGCCGCTTGGCTCAATACGCGTCACACGCATGGAAACCGTTTCATCCGAACTGAAGGCAAACAGATATCTTGCCGCATCCCCGGCATCGGTAACAACGGTCTTAGTGCCCGCCGGAAGGATGCCAGATACAATGTAATCCTCTGTACCGGGAGTCACGGTATAGGGGCCGGTGAGCGCAGCGCCAGTACCGGTCAGATAAATTACGCCCGATGTTTCGCCATTCCACTCAATCGGCTCGGACAGGTGTATCGTGGAACCGCTGATGCTGTGGATCAAACCGCTTCGCTGCCAACCGTCAGCAGCCGGTATGTCGATCATGATCCTGCTGCCCGGTAGCGGAATGTGTCCCTGGAGCCCCGTAGTGAACTCAACGTCGCTGCGGTTGTACTTGTCGTCCAAATACATATACATCCCGATATCATAAGCCTGCTGGCGGGATGTGCATCCATCAAGGGGCACTACGGCAAGATTTTGATCACTACCGTCATCATCGTAGCAGTCAACATCGATTTCCTCCCAGGTGTTCGCGTCAACGCATTTAATCTGTATACCGGTGGGCGAATCGGCGGTCTTGAAATTATGCGAAAGACCAAATGTGCCCTCCGTGTAATCCTCCGAAGTAAACTTGCCGCTTGGAGTGCTTTGTTCGGTGTCCTGGATTAAGACAAATTTGCCGGGAAGATATGGTACAGCGCGTCCGCATTTTGCCGCCAGGGCGCAAGCCTCCATGACACTCATGCGACTTTGGAATCGATAGTCAAAATACCAGCTGGCGGTTTCAAGTTTGGTACGTAAATCATAAAGGGACTCAAAATCAAGCAGGGATTCATCCTGTTTGCCGCCATTATCAGATGTAACCATGTAGGCAACAGCATCCACAATGGAGCGCGTTGCGACCTTGGATGTCCCAAATCCGGTGGCGGTAACCGGATAGAGCTTGCGGGTGCAAATCACGTTGATCTTGTCGGCAATTGCGCCGGTCAAGTTAACATCCGCTCTGATCTTCATTGCGATCAAAGTACAATCCGAAAAATCCGAGCCGACCCAATCGTGGGTATGATATCCTCCAAAACCCCTGATTTGCCCCAACTGACAGTCATTGATGTGCTCAGTGACATACGGATCGACATCAATACAGCCAATCTTGATCTCGTAGCGGCCAATTCCATCGGGCACCGGGGCTTCGAGAGTAATCCGTGCGGCCCTTTCAATGACCCCGCCAATAAATAGCCCTTGGATCTCGGGTTGATATCGTTCCCAAGGACCAGCATTGTTGACCCAAAGAGGGTTTTTCCAGTCGCCGATCGGTTCGCCCGTAATCTCATGAATTTTTCTGACTCTTGCCTGAATAAAAACTCCTGACTCTTTTTTGTTGCCCTTTTTCGTTATATGATAAATGCCATTTGGAAAAGATAGGTCGAATGCAATATAAGCGATTGAAGAATTGTTCCCAGGAGGATTAATCACACATTGTTGGGGCTGATAATCAGTGGTATTAGCCTGATTGATAGTTTGGCCATTAAAAGTGTCCACCGTGTAGACCACGGAAGGATGATAGGGAATATCATCCGTATTGCCGGGCTGGATGATCGAGTATTCCACACCAGGCATGTCATTAACATCGGTTTCGGCAATTTGCACCTTTGAAATGTCATATTCCCCGATGCCAATGATGCCCAAAAAATACATGTATTGATACCCTTCGGGCTTGTCGGCAAACTGGAGAGTATTAATGGCATTTGGATACTCGACATATGGCGCACTGGCAAGGTCCGGATAAATTTTTAATCTGCCGAATTGTTCGGCATATGGCGAGTTTATCCGTTTGCGATTGGAGCCACTTGTAACCGAATAAATCTCATCGTTTTGGCCGATGGAAGAAGGCGTTTGAGGCGATTGTCCAATGAAACGGTTAACCAAGCTGAGCCCACCGATAACGGCGGTGGCCGCAACCGCATAAGAAGCGTAGGTAACTCCCCATACCAGCGCATAGGACATGGTTACACCAGCTTCGGCCATGGACATCAGAATCATGTTGGCCAACCATGTACCAATCGTTGCAACACCTGGAAGCTCGACAAAATGACAAACGTCTGTTTCTTGAACCTGATAGGTGTCCCATTCATCGCGGCCCATAGGTTCGCCATTGATAGTCAGATAAAATGGCCGCTGAAAATCAAATCCGGCCTGTCGGATAATCTCGTTGGGCGTCAGGCCGGCTTCGACCTCGATGACAATATTGTCGTCCTTAAATGTTAGTGGATTCCAGGTGCGTTCAATTTTCATTGATTAAAGTCCAGAAACTTTTTATGGTCCATCCGTTGATCCGCAGATCAAGTAAACCAGAGATCATTCCGCCGCGAAATTCTGGGACGTGGACAACTTTGATCTTTTTATCGATTATGGCCACAATGCCGATATGATGGGGACGAACGCGTTTCGACAAAAACACAGCATCGCCCTCAATCGGTGTATCGGTTTTGATCCAGCCATAACCACCAGCAATGTTGTCATTCGACATCAGGTGTGATGCCGACAGGATCTTGTTTGCCGATCTTTGAATGTTTTCTATGTCCCGACCAAACTCCATTGCCTGAATTTGCCGGAACCAGTAAAAACAATCTTGATCGGGTGTCCATTTAACGCCCAGGTATTTTTCCGCCCAATGTGTCATTTAAGTCCCGGTAGTTTTGTTGTGGTCATCATTTTGCGTGGAAAATACGCCCCAACAAGATCGGGGAGCAATGCCCTAATCTCGATGCCGGTATGACTCTCATTGATTGCCGCCACGTTCAGTGGCACCGGAAATTCCGCGTCCGCTGACATGGAATCATTTAGATATTGGCGCCACGTGACGGTGATCGGATTTGTGGACGATGTGGTGTTACGAATTTCCGCTCTAACTTCTTTGGGTACTCCTGTAATACTGATCGTCATTTCGCCACGCACACCACCGGCTGTCTCAGGCAGCTTGGCTTCGAAGCGCACAGGTAAAAATGTACCCTCGTTACGGGTTGTCGGCGCAAAAGAGTTGACAAGTAAAATTGGACTTGCAAAATCGTCGCAATCGATTTGCAAGGTCTCGTAATAAGTTGTTGTAGACGGAGCATTGGCGTATGCTTCCTTGATTGCATCTGTCAAGTTCATGAAATATTTGCCCGTAATTGAATCAAAAGTTTAGTCTTAACCTCATTGATGTCCCCTTCTTCGCTTGTACGCGGATATTCAAAAAATCTTGCCGCATAACTTGATGAATAACCAATATCAGAAAGCCAACTTGCTGTAAACCAGATTGCTCCATTTTTGCAATCTTGTTCATAAAAATCGTAAAAATCAGACAAATTGCTTGCATCAAAATCCCAAGAAACGTCCGCTATTTCCGGAGCCCCGTCACCAAAGCGCCTATTTTCAAATTTGCCGCTTTGGAGTTTGCGTCGTTTGAGTGTAGAGACAGGCTTGATATGAATATTGTCCTTGGGTGGCAACAAGTTTGTCGGCCAGATTGCATAAATCACCTGATCACCTCCACCACAGCCTCAATGGTCCATACTTGACCGTCCAGGGTAGCCTCGTAGGTGTCTGTAAAATAAAGAAACTTAGTGTCTGGATGAATGTTCGTCATCCAATTGGCCGTAAACGGCTTAAGACCAGCGGAAAGCGTTATATCAAAAAAAGTCTTGAATGCCACCTTTTCGGTTGAATTCAACAACCATTTTAATGTCTTGTAGATAACCGGCAATCGTTGATTGGATTCCGGCTCGTTGTATGTTTCGCCCACAAGCCCGGATTGATATTCGGACCCGCGATCAATTTGCGGATCCGGTATGCTTGCCTCTGGAAAAGCTGCTGCCATAATTATCTATTCCGTTTATAGCGTGTGTCCATATATTTGGCCAAGCCGGTATCGCGCTGCATGCGTCCAAGCATGACGCCTTCAAGTTGTTCAACCATGATATTCAAGCTGTTGCCATCTTCGCTTTTTTCGGCGGTAACCTTGGTGCCTGGGGCTTCGTAAATATTAACCGTCATGCCGGATCCCACTATGGCCTTGACGCCAAGATCACCAGATGGGGTCCTGGTAACCGGCATGATCGCTTCTGTACCGGCTTCACCCATAACTCCAATGCCACCTTGTCCAAAAGCAAACATAGTAGGCTTTGTGACAATGCCGCCAGTTGCAAACGGAATCAGCCCGTAGCGATTGAACATGTTGCCCTGGGCGCTGAAAATAGGCAGGTCCTTAACAAAATTGAAGGCAGTAGACAACCACCCGCCACCGCCGGAAGATTTTGGTGCAATCCCTTTAGCCAATGGACCCGTAATAGCCGTCTGAATCTGAATACGCGCAATGTCGGCAATAATACTTTCAGCCAACGATCTCCATTTAAGTTTGCCGTCTATCACGAAGTCCACCAGGGAGTTTTCCATGCCCTCGAAGGCTTTCTGGAAAACCTGATATGTTTTCGTAGCCGTTTTTTCTGCTTCATCGGCATAATCCATTAACGCCGCACTGGCCATTTCGGTA